ATGCCGCTGAACCGCACCGGCTTCGAGAACGTTCAGCTTACTGGCGAGCATCAGGGCGTTCCTGTCGGCGTTGACACGTCGGGCGACGAGCCGAAGCTGGTGAAGGCCGACGCCGCCGCCGATGCGAACGAGGCTGGCGACGAGCCGGTTCACGCGGTCGGCGTCATGTTCAACCGTGAGGTTCTGCCTGACGGTCAATATGGCGGCGTCAATACGCCCCATCCGTGGGACGACGTGGAGGCACAGATTTACGAAGAGAACCGCACCAAGGTTGGCGACCGCTGTACCGTCATCCGTTCCGGCATCGAGCTTGTGAACGACGATGGCGACACGGACTTCGAGGCTGGCGAACCGGTCTATCTCGACGTTGGTGGCGGCTTCACCCAGGAGCCTCCTTCGGAGGCCGGGCAAGCCGTTCAGGTTCTCGGTCTGGCTACCAGCGAGATTGCGAACGCGCTGGACCCGAACAACTCCGAGAAGGACCGTCTCTTCCTTGAGGTTGACGCCCATTACGAGACGGCTTAAAGACTCGAAGTAAACTACTCTAATTCTAATTTACAATGGCACGACGACACGAGCTTCACACGGCTGACGGCAAGAGCATTGAGGAGATGCTGGAGATGGCGCGTACCCTCTTCGACCGCTATAACGAAGCGGAGCGCCCCTTCACGGAGATGTTTGCCGAGACGGTTAATGAACAGACGTTCTACCAGGAGCCTCGGACCGACGACATCTACTGGGACAAGCTGGCTGAGGGCGAGCAACCCCGGACGATGCGCGAGGAAGACTACGATGACCGTTGGGTCACGATTCGGTCGGACACCTTCTCGAAGTCCCTCGGGATGACGCAGAAGTACGTTCGCCGAACTGACTCCAGCCGCATCGTAGACAAGCTTCAGCGGCTCCTGACGGGCGCGAAGAACACCGAAGAGCAGTTGGTGTACCACACCCTGGAGAACGGCATCATCGACGGCACGGGCGCTTGGTACGACATCCGCGACTTTGGGGAGTATGAGTTCTCGAATGACCACTCCCACGTCTTCGAACAGACCTCGGACCTCTTCGATGACAACGAGGCGCACTACCCGCACGAACACATCGAGGAGGCCAAGCGGCAACTGACCCACCACGGGATGGAGGGGCCGTTCGCGGCTCTCGTCTCGAACTCGTTCAAGCGGGCGATGCGCGACGAGATTTCGTGGGATGCTCAGTACGACATCCCGATGGCGAACGGTATGCGGTCGAGCGACGTGCAGGACCTCGACATCGTTATCGACGGTGTGGCTCTTATCGAGTCTCCGTACATGGCCGGCGACAAGTTCTACCTCTCGCAGGTTCAGAACGAGTCGCCCATCAAGTTCCTCGAAGACCGTCCGGTTCAGGTCACGCGGCCCAACGGGGCTGTCGTGCGTTCGCCGGGCGACCTTCTTGGTGCGAACGCGACCGCCGACTACGGGTGCCGCATGGTTGACCCCCTCGCGGCCACCAAGGTCACGGCTGACAACCTCAAGTAATCGGCTTTCAGAGGCCGTCTAATTAATCATGTCAAGTGAAAACCAACTGAAGGAAGACGTGCGCCAGATGACTGGCTATACGCACGAGCAGGCTCTTTCTCCTGACGGCCTCGATTCAGCATATCGAAGCGCGAAGCGTCACATTCGAGTTCGAAAGTCGTTTCCTCCTGAAGCCGACTACGATTGGTTCGACACCAATAAGCCGGATAGGGAAGAGGCGCTGTTCTGGTGGACTTGTCTGTTCACCAAGGTCCAAACTGGTGAACTGGACTCCCAAGCTATTCAGATGGGAGCGATAGACCAGAACACGCTGTTGTCTAAGGACAACAACTCTGTTACTATCTGGTATCGGAACGCGGAGCGCGCTGTTCGGTCTATTGGGGAAAGCGGGCTGTTCTCTTCGGCTTCCCCGCGTCGGTCCGACCGTGATTATCAGCCCGACGACTTCACCACCGGAGATGATTCTGGTGGAAATACGACCAACATCGGTTCTGGCGACCTATGACGTACTCACAGAGTCAGGTCCGGGCGCAAATCTATCGTCTCGGCAGGGAAGCTGGAGTTCTCGAACGCGAGGAATCGGGTCAAAACGAGTTCGGAAATCAAACCGAGTCCCACCCCGATAAGGGCAACCCGGACAGAACAGTCTTTGCGTTACGGACCTATCCGAATCGGAATACGGAACTCCAGTCACGGGCCGGAGACATGGAACAGGACCGTCCGGTTTTTCTCGTTCCTGTTTCTCCCGACCTTCCCGAGCCGCCGCAGATTCACGACCGCCTCGAATACGATGGCGAAGTCTATGAGGTGAAGGCTCACACCAACTACGACACTCACGTCGAGTTCTTCGGAGAACCTGTTCGTCACTAATCTAACTAATGGGAGACATTGACATCAAAATCGATATTAGCGAAGCGTTTGAGATTCCGCCCGCTCTGAAGGAAGGCCTCAAAGATGGTCTTGATGACAGTGGAGGCTGGATGTTAGATGAAGGTGAAGACAAAGCAAAAGACGTAGTTCTCTCCGCTGACAGGGTTTGGCGGAAAACCCTGAAACAGGGATTCAGTTCGGAAAAGAACGAGTTCAGTCGGAGCTATCATTGGCAGGGCCATATTCGGAATAACGCTCCACACGCAAAGATTAACGAAGACGGCCTGAAGCCCGGCTCGTCTCCGTCTGTTCAGAAGATAATTCCGTGGGTTGACGACAAGCTCGGTGGGAGACTTTCCCGCGTCACGACCACCTCCTATAACGTTGAAAACTGGGACCCTGCTCTGCAAGAACTCGCGGCTCAATATAGTCCGGGTAAGGTAATCACGAGCTTCGCCGTGAAGGAAGGACTGGAAGAGAAAGGCTATCCCGGAATAGGGTTTATGGAAACCACCGAGTCCTATCTCAATAAGGTCGGCCCGGCAGTTGTGAAGCGTAAAGTCGAGAAACATATGCAGAGGGAGCTTCGGGAAGCCGGGCTGACATAGAAATGGACGAGACTCAGTTAATCAAGTCAATACAGTCACATCTGTCGTCGCGTCTTTCTGCTCCGGTACGTACCTCTGCGATGGACGATGAACGTCCTGTCCCGGTCATCGTTATCGATGATTGGGATACCCGAGACTTCAATTTCCATAACTCCGCGTTTGCGGGGGATGCAGTCGGAGACTTCGATGGCGACGGGGAGATTGAGTATGAGAGATACCTCAACTTCGACTTTAGCACCAGAGTCGAATTTCTGGTTCGGCATAGTGACGAAGTGGAAGTAAGTAGGCTCAAGGAGTCTGTCAAGCAGGAACTACGTTTGATTCGTGAAAATCCGATGCTCTTTCACGACGAACTGAAGGAGTGCGAACTGTCTGCTGACGGCAATCCGACCAATCGGTTCACGGAACCCAAAGAGAGCGAACTGATGGTTTCAGCGAGGTTCCACGGCGACCACACAATTGTCCGTACCTTGGACGATATGCAGGAAGATGTACTCGAAGACGTGAAGAACAGCTTCGCGTTCAACCCATAGTTATCACCAATATAATATGACTCAATACGGAGACAATTCAGAACCCGGCATCATTACGGACCTTACCTCTTCGGCGGCTGTTTCGACTTCGGGTGAGGCTCCGAGCGATGTTGGTATCGTTGGTCAGGCAGACCTCGCTAACGCGAACAGTCCGGCTGACACAGGCAACGTCTATCAAGTAACCCGCGCTTCGAAGGCGGTCGAATGGTTCGGACCGCGCGACTCTTCGATGCTCACCGAGGCCGTTATCGATGCTCTCAACGAGGGAGCATACCCGGTCTACGCTGTTGCAACGCAGAGTACCGCTGTCAACGACGAAGACCAGAGCGGCGTCGGTTCCACCACGGTCAGTCTCGATAACGGGCCGGTTCGGGAAGACGCTGACAGCATCGAAGTTACGCTCGACGGCGAGGACCAGGACCTAACGCTTGTTCGTGACGACGTGGATTCCTACTCCCCCGAGGAGGGCGAGGCTTACGTCAATCCCGCCAGGGCGAACGTGGAGGTTTCGAGCGTCCCCTCCAGTTCCCTCACCGTCGATTACGAACACTTCGACTATGAGACGGGCCTCGACGTGATGGTCAGCGAGGTCGCTGACGTTATCGATTTCCTTCTCCCGCTTTCGGAGCGGGCGTCTGTCGTTGATGACGCCAACACCCGTGTCGGGAACATGGAGGATAGCTATAACCTCGCTCTGGCGGTCGGTGGGGCCGACATTTCCCTCGACCCGACTGCGTTTACGCAGAACTACGACGACAGCCGGACGCAGGTTGTGTATCCGACGCGCTTCGAGGATGGCGGTTCGGCGCTCGCCGCCTACGTC